GCGAATGGTTGGGGAGTAGGATGATAAAGATTCTTTTACTCCTGGCTGGAAAACTTTGAGAAATATTTGGTATTTACAATGTTCCCATGTTGGTGAGTTTTCAAAGATGATCAAAGGATTGTTCTCTACAGCTTCAATGATACTCTCGAGCTGAGGCACCTTCATTCTCCTTAGCAGGGAGTGCCAGAATTTCAAGCTCCCAAATGCTAATCGGGTAGAGCGGAGATCATCTGGGATAGTTGGGTCTTTGACTTCATCCTCAGTCAACAGTTCTGGGTCAGCAATCCTATAACCTACTTTAGAAAATCCTGTTTTAACAACCAAATGGTATAGCTGAAAGTCAACTCCAACAATACCACTGGCAAAGTCAGAATCTAAGGGAAAATAGCCTAGGCTGGGATCCTTAGTGTTCCAAATCATGCGAGCAATATCATCAGCTAGAGGATTGTTGTGTAGACCTAACATCATGTAATGTAACCAAGCCTGACACATCTGTATTAGTGAGCACTCAAGGGTTTTCCCACCCCCTTCCAAAACCTGAGATAATGTGTCATACATGGTTCTCACTCTATCAATGAATCTCTCAACAACAGTTGTTTCAAGGCATGCTGACACCCATCTAAAGGTAGGTTTCAAGGTGTGCTCTCTAACAGTCCATTCAGAATTAAATTCTACAAGATCTAAAGCTCCTATACAGCTTTTGGCACGGTTTGAATATATAGAGGCATACTCTGCCATCTTCTCTTTCCACAAAAGCATGGTGGTTGCTAGCCTCAGGTTTTTAAGAGTGGCTTTTCCTTGTATTGATAGCAGTTGAGCAGAGTCATCACTACCAGAAATCACTGAGATAGAACTAGATATTCCCTTAAAATGAAGGTATGACAGGACAACCTTTGCCATGACTATCATTATGATAACATGGGTTAAGGTACTTGTGAAATGCAGGATACCTTGCATCATGCCAAACTTAATGTACATTTTGTTGTTTTTAGGCTCAGTGAAGAGCCCTGTTCCGGTCAAAAATTCATCCCTGAATTTCATGTATAGGGGGTCAGATTCCACTTTTGAGTTGGCCATCAAGTTTGAAGCAAATTGAAGAGGGAAACTCATTCTTTTGTATAACCAAAGATGCAGCATAGACAGAACAAAATTCCAGAACAACCTGTCCAGTATGGGCATCATGAAACAAGCAAACTTAGATACATGATTCCTTTGACACCATTTAGTAGCATCTGCAGACTTCCCCAAAGTGAAGTAAGTAGGTCCTAATTTTTCTTCGGTTTTTTTATGATGCTGAGAGACAAAGAAATCCTTACTTTTAGGGTGTGTCAAGCTATCTTCTGGTATTTGTCTAGATAGTGCTCTGGATATTCCTTCAAGATGAAATTGGCAAACTCTAGCAGCTATCTCCAGCACATGGATCTCTCTATCACCCCCGTGTTGAGGTTTGATAAAAAGGTCTGTGTCAAAGTATCCTTTTTTTAGAAGTAAATCATAACAGAAAGGAAGCATCTCAACCACATGGGTGGGGGAGTGCTTGGTCTCTAATATAAAATGAGCCACAAGTTCTGACAGGGCCTCCATGACCTTAGGACGCTTCTCCACCTCTTCAGGATTCACCTTCTTTAATTGCTCTTTGATCTCTGAAGCTGTCCTTCCTGGTAGAATGCCTGGTATGATGATTTGTTCCTTGTAGGACCTAGATGCAACTTTCAAGGTAGCTATGTCAGAGAAAGTTCCAGTGGCCAATTGCCGTAAAATCTGTCTCTTTAGTACACACATCCACTGATCACCATACAAATCAGCTAAATGACACTAAAACAAACTCATGATGACTTTAATCACTATAGGATTG